TACATGAACTCACGCGGTTCGGCCGAGATAACTCGGGGGCCGCGCGAATCCTTAGGAACTAGAACAACACGGGCATACGGATGCTCACAATCCGGCAGATCAAGTTGGGAGTTGCGCATTTGCGCTTCCAAACCATTAATACCAGAAAAGAACCACTCAGAATACGAATAAACCGCATCGAGCTTCACAATAAAGCGAGGTTCCTGCCAACGACCCCAAAGGGTCGCCTTATCGGCTGTGGCACCTGTGCCATACTTTGGAACGATCTGATAAGGATCGGCGCCTGCTAACAACCTCTTAATTAAGCGTTTCGCTCGGTCGAGGTAGGTTGTTAGGGACGTTCCGTCAACAAACATGGAGCTGAGATTTCGACTTTTAAGGGTCTCGGTGACAGCTATGACATGGGCTTCCGACTGCTGGAGAGCAGCGGTTGCTTGCGTCGCTTGTTGTTGGGTCCAAGGTTGTTCGTACTTGTAGAAGGCGTATGTTAATTGCCTTATACAACGCACCGCTAACCCCTTAGCCTCATGGTCCGGATCGAGCATGGGAATGTCTTGTGACGTGCAGTCGGTAACAAACCAACTGCACTCCCCTTCAAGGTTGAAGAGGAGTTCCCAGGCCCGGCCCAGAAAGGCGGGGTAGGCCGCGTCCGACTTCGTACGCCAATCCTCAGGGCACTCTAGTTTGCCTGTCTGAAACGACAGGTCTAGGGCTTTCCCCAAGGCAGGCAGCGTCACGGTCAAGAACGACAGGCCTTCAGCCGAAACACGTCTTTTAAACACCTCTATATCTTCGGGTGTGACGTACTCCGACAGTTGTGTGTCAGTTGCCAATAGGAGCCAGACGGCTCCCAGTCTATTGAGTTCTACTCCATTGGAGTTATTGTTCTTCATAGTACTGTATGTTGGTCGCTTAGACACATTGACTAGTATAACTAGCGCTCCCATCACGGAGGAGCATACCGTCGGCCCTCCCGGGCCAGTTTTAATTAATCGTCCTACTCAGGTGCCGCATTAGCGGCTTCCGAACCGGCGATAACCCCACATCAACAACACCACAACCACTAACACAATTTCTTGTAGATAATGATTAATAGCATCGGCTGACAAAGGATTACGCACTTGCTCGACGGGCACAAGAATGTGCCCTGTACCTTCGGGTACATCCAGGCTGAGTCCTGGAGGTGGATCTGCTGTTACGGTTGCCACTGTATCGCTACAGCGGCAGGTCCGCAGCCTCCACAAACTCCGCAGTGAAACCCACGGATGGGTCTGCCTCTGCGAAGAGGTTCACAATCATCATGAGAGCCGCGAGGCTTTCGTCATGATCGGAGGACGACGGCGCGTTAATTGTAATACGCGCCTGGATCGAACTGTCGTACTTGAGAGTACCAGGGTTTTGCCTTGGCACCGTTAGGTGTACAGTTCGTCCCACGATACCCGCTTTCGTTTTCTGCGCAGACCTTTTCAATATGATCTGTGCATCCAACGAATCCTCGGCACCTGGGGCAACCCAGGTGGTGACACCGTTGGCGTCGGTACGCATTTTGGTAAATGTGACCGAGCCTTCCGGTGCGCCGGGGACTGCAATCGGGTTAGTAAACGTCGTTCGTGTATCTAGCATTTGTGTAATTTGCCCCCAACCGGGGGTCTTTTTCCGATGTTTTTCGTAGCTTTTTCAGCGCCCAGGTCGGTTGACCCGGAACAAACGCTTTTTGCTACTCGTAAGTTGGGCGATGAGCTCAACCAACGTGACTGCCTTTTGTAAACTAGGCAGCTTGAATTGAGGCGGGCTGGGAGTAAAAACAGTTGGATCGAACGCTTTTGGCGCCCGACTGTACTGCTCACTAGTTATACTACCGGGCACGTGCCCGGCCGCCTTAACCGACCCGTAGTCACTATTATACAACCCTGTACAGCACTGGACCGTGAGATCACACTGAGCGGTAGTCTTAACCGACCACCCTGTGTGCACGATTTCGTATTCCAACTCAGGAATGGGCTTTTCAACCCACTGTGCAAGGACCCGTCCAAAACCGACGAACCAATCTAGCACGAAGCTAAACGGCGCAAGCTGGTAAGCTGTGCTTAACGTCGGTTCGAGCCCAAAGTAGGCTCGGTCAAATGCGGCAGAACCTGGGTTCCCGTACTTGGAGGCCAACGGCCCACCAAGCAACAGAAAACTGTTTCTACCGTATGCAACCTTAACGGTGGCGCGCACTTCCTTGGAGAACCTCCTTGATCCCGATACAAAAGGGACTTTCGGGGTGGTAATCCGAATAAAAAGAAGTGGACTCGCGCCTTGATACACCATGGAACACCTCCTCAGAGGAGATATAGTTCTGCACTGTCGACCAGTAATTCTGGAAGGCACTACGCAATTGCTTGCAAGCACCGACAAGAGGTCGGATCGCCAGTGTGTACCCGAGATGGGAGGAGACAGCCAGTTTCCCCCAATCTTTCATACTCAGCTGGTCAAACGTTCGTTTGCCCAAAAGCCGTCTAACGTCCGGTGAATTCCATCGGTTAAGGCGGTCAATATCGCGACGAATGTCCTGGACAGTGTCAAGGCCCCTTTTCAAGGACCTATAACCTTCCAGTAGCTCGCCTAATTGCAATGCTGTATCAAACTTCGGCTTCACAACCGAAGGGTTGCATTTCGAAGCTGCTTCGGCCAACATCTGCTCATCGGTTGCCAGGAATGGTACACCGTAAAAGCAGGCATTGTCCAATTTAGACTTCGGGACCGCAACCACGAATACTGAATTAACCAGGCCTTCTACAATCCGGTTGGATTTACGAAGGTTCCCAGTTAGTAACACCGTCCTCAGAGGAGCGTCATATACGACCTTTGAATGATCGCAGGGATTAAACGCTCCTGCTTCAGATCCCGTGATGTCGGTTATGGTTTCGATCTTCCCGGTAACACCGGAAAGGCTCGATATACCAGCCGACGTGGGGCCTGTGTGCTCTAGTGTTGAAACACCCGGATCAGGATACCATTGGCCGTTAGGTTTAAACAGTCGCGATGCGACTGCAGTCAACCTGACAACCTCCGATGTCCCGTAAGGGGTGTGCTCCGCAACAGTGTTGCGAGTACGTATTCTTGTTACTGACATATATGGGTCATGGTTAGCGACATCTGTTCGCTTGTTAGCTGGATGCAGTTGCCCTACACGGGGCGCGTTTGTCAGTGTGAATCCCACCCTTCGGCTACTGGCCTCTCCCAAAATTGGGTTGGCACGGTCCTAGGCTCTGGAATCCCACCTCAAAACGCACCCCGTTTCAGGTACGCGCATAGTCCATGTTAGCTAAACACAGACAAGTCACCCC